TATGGCGAGATTACGGTTATGCTTCCTGCAAAAGCTCAAATGATTTTTTCTCCTGGTCCTTTAATTTTTCAAATAAGAGATAAATTAAAAAGTTTTACAACTGACGATTATTTATTGTTATCCGGTGATCCCGCTATTATTGGAGTGACATGTTCAATAGTTTCTGATATGACAAACGGAAAATATAAGTTGTTAAAATGGGACAGACAAGAAAAAACATACTATCCAATAGAAATAAATATTTTTCAAAACTAGTATTGACAATTCAATATTACTATCCTATATATCTTTTACGAAAGGATATATTATGAATATAAATTTAAGACAAGATGCACCTGATCAAACTGATAAAGTTGATGTTAACGAATTATCAGAAGCAATAGAACAATTTAAATCTATTGGGTCAGAAGTTTTAGCAACAGAAATAAAATTAAAAGAATTAAAATCACAAGAAAAATATATTAGTGAATTTGTTATTCCAGACATAATGAATAAACAAAATTTAAAAACTTTAAAATTAACAGATGGTTCTGAACTATCTGTTGGTAAAAAGTTTTTTGCTTCAGCAAAAGCAGATAAAAAGCTAGAGGCAATACAATGGCTTCGAGACAATGACTTAGGTGATATTGTGAAAAATGAAATCATAGTTAACTTTGGTCAAAGCGAAGATAACAAGGCAATAGCTTATGCTAACCTTGCGAGGGAGAGTGGCTATGAACCTTCTCAAAAAGAAAGTGTTCACCACTCTCAACTCTCAGTAGTGATACGGGAATGGAAAGAAAAAGGTAATGAAGTTCCTGCAGATCTATTTAATATACTAGAAGGTAACAGAACTAGTGTAACTAATAAAAAATAAACTAATAAAATACTAAACTAATAAAGGAGTAAATAGTATGGACAAACAAGTCGTAAAAAAGAATAGTGCAGGTGCACTAGCATCTCTAAACCTTAGAGCCGATTCTGGTAAAGGTGCAGAGGAAATAAAATCAGATGACGTATCAACACCGATTCTGAAAATATTACATCAACTATCCCCAGAATGTAATACAAGAAGTCCCAAACATGTAGAAGGAGCAGAACCTGGAATGTTATATTCTAGTAGTTTTGGTCAACCTATGGATGGTGAAAAAGGTATTCAAGTTATCGTAGCACATACGCAAACTAGATGGCCAGAATGGCAAGAGATGGGTGATAGTCCATCAGCACCTGTTGGAACACATTTAACCCCACCTGCTACTGCAAAAGAAGAAATGCGAGGTATAAAATATAGATTACAAAATGGTAATTATATTGAAAAAACTATGTATTTTTTTGTAATTGTAATGGTAGATGGTGCGCCAAGAAAAGCGGTGATCACTATGAGATCATCTAATCTTACACCGGCAAGAAAACTAAATGATCTTATTTCTAATTTAAGAATAACAGATAATGAAGGTTCTTTTCAACCGGCAGCATACTCTGCAGTTTTTAATTTACAAACTGTTGAAAAAAATGCAGGAGATAAAAGATGGCATGTCTATAAACCATCAATGAATAAAATGTTAGATGTATCTAAAGAAGAAGATGCAGCTATATACATGATGGCTCAAGAGTTTCAAAAACAAGTATCTCAAGGTTCTAATAAACCTAAGTATGAAAAAGTTGAAGAAACTAAGTCAAAAGACATTATATAGTTTCCCTTTGGGAAGTAGACACGGCCAGTGAGTACAGAGGCGACAAAGGGAGACTGGAGTCGCCTCAACAAAATAAACAGGATGACAAATGAAAGAATACATAGAATATTTTACAGGATTACAGAGAAGTTATGGTGTCTGTAAAGTCGATGATGGATACATTGACGAAGTAACAGGCAAAAAAAAATGGAAACATGAATGGACTAAGACTCCTGTTACAGATCAAGATTACGAAGATCACATAAAAGGAATTAAATCAATAGGTATACAGCCTTGTACTGATGAAGGTATGGCAAAATTTGGTGCCATAGATGTAGATAAATATCCTATTGATAAAAAATTTTATCTTGATGTCATCCAAGATAAAGACCTACCGATTATTCCCATATTATCAAAAAGTGGTGGACTACATTTATATGTATTCACCACTGGGTGGGTCAAAGCAAAAGAGATAAGAAGTTTTTTAGAAGAATTATTAGTTGCATTTAAACTACCCCATGCAACAGAAGTATTTCCAAAACAAACACAACTTATATCAAGTGATGGTACAGTATCTAATGGTAACTTTATTAATTTACCTTACAACGGTAGTGATAGAAAAGCATTAGATCCAGATGGTAGTCAAATGACATTTCAAAAATTTGTACAAACAGTTGGTTTAAATTTAGTTGATCCAAAAAATTTTAAAAAAATAAAAGAAGATTTAATTTATTCAGAACTAAAAGGTGGTGGTGAAGAATTTGAAGATGGTCCACCATGTCTACAAAAATTAACCAAAGAAATTATGACATTTACAGATGGTAGAGATAGATTTTTATACAACTACATGGTTTTTGCTAAGAAAAAATATACAGACAGTTGGCAAAAAATGGTATTACAAGCAGGTAGAAAGTATTTTTCTTTTGATGAGCATTGGACAGATGATCATATAAAATCAAAAATAAAAAATTGGGAAAAACAAAAGAAAGGTTTTACTTGTACAGATCCATTACTTGAACCAAACTGTATGAAAGCATTATGTGTAAAAAGAAAATTTGGTGTGTTATCAGGAGAAAAAGCAAACTATCCTACATTAAGTAATTTACAAAAAATAAATATAAAACCTAATCCAGAGTGGAGAGTCACTGTAGAAAATGCTGAAGAAAGTGAAACAGTACAATTGCATTGTAAAAATACATATAAATTAACTCAAGTGCATGAATTTAAAACCGTATTATTTGAACAGGCTTTAATTGTAGCACCGTCAATTAAACAAGATCAATTTGATGAGATATTAAAATCAATAAGTAGTAAAGAAAAAATAGAAATTATAGAACCTGCAGAAGGTACAAGTCCAAAAGAAATACTAAAAAAATTATTGGAGAAACATATATACGGGGCTCAGGCATCAAGCTTCATGTCTTTTTCAAGTGGTAGACCACTAGTAGAAGAAAAGTTTGCATGGTTTGTATTTGATAAATTTTTAGATAAATTAAAAAATGAAGAATGGAAACATGATGCACAAAAAACATCTTATATGATTGAAAGAGAGTTGTTCAATCATGAAGATAAAGATGAAGATAAGAGAGTCTTGTTCGGTAAACAAAAAAGGTATCCAGGAAAAGATGATGAAGGTAAACCATTTAAAGCAATAAGAGCAGCGAGAATACCTTTGTTTATTTTTGAGGAGAATGAAGAAGTTAACGAAACAATAGAAATTGAAAGTGAAGAAGAAGTAGTGTGATTTATAAATACTATGGACCACCTGGAACAGGTAAAACACATCGTTTGATATCTAGAGCGAAAGCTTATGCAAGAATAGGTGTACCTTTAGATCGTATAGGATATTTTGCATTTACTAAAAAAGCTGCAGACGAAGCAAAAGAAAGAATGCCTTTTGCAAATAAAAAATTAAGATACTTTAAAACTTTACATGCTTTAGCTTTTGAATGTTTAGACATGATACAAGAAGATGTAATGCAACCATATCATTACGAAGAGTTAGGTAAAAAATTAAACTTACAGGTAAAATTTTATGATCGTTATAACAAAGACGAATCATTTTATTTAGGTTTTGAAAATACATATTTTCAAATAATACAGAGAGCTTTCAACAGAAACGTTGATTTGAAACAAGAGTTTAATTTAGAAGAATATGATCCTAAAGATGTTGATTGGGTTACTTTAGATCATATTAATAAAAATTTATTTAACTACAAAAATAAAAAAAAGATATTTGAATTTAATGATATGATTAAAAACCTAACAGACAACCCTGAAAAAATACCTGAGTTTGATGTTATCTTTATAGATGAAGCTCAAGATTTATCACCACTACAATGGAAACTCTATGATGTTTTAAAAACTAAAACTAAAGATATTTATTTAGCGGGGGATGATGATCAAGCTATTTTTGCTTGGGCTGGAGCAGATGTGAGTAGATTTATAAAAGAACCTGCAAAAGAAAAAGTTTTAATATATTCAAAGAGAATATCGAAAGCAGTGCAAGAACAATCTAAAATTGCTATAGGAAATATAGTTGGAATAAAAAAACAAAAACTTTATTATCCAAGAAATTACAAAGGTATATCAGAAGAAATTTATAATCTAAATGAGATAGATTTAATTAAAGGTAATTGGCTAATACTAGCTAGAACTGTATCAAAATTAAAAAAGATAGAAGAAATATTAATAGAAAAAGGTTTATATTTTGAAAGTAACAAAGGGAAAAGTATTCCCGTAACTTTATATAAAGCAATAAAAAATTATGAAAGATGGCGTAAAGGAGAAGAATTATTAGAAGAACATATAAAAGATATAAAAGATTATGTTGGAAATGTTAAATGGAATAAAAATAAAGGTTGGTTTGAAGAATTTTCATTAGCTCATGATGATGACAAAGAATATTTAGTTCGTTTATTTGAGAACAAAGAAGATTTAGATAAACCTTCACGAATATGGATTTCTACAATTCACGCTATAAAAGGTGGAGAGCAAGACAATGTAATTCTATGTTTAGATCTTGGTGATAAAATAATTAAAGCAATGAATCAAAGTCAAGACAAAGCAGACGAAGAACATAGAGTTTGGTATGTAGCGTACACACGTGCAAAAAACAATCTCTATATGTTTAAACTAAAAAACAAAACAAGAAAGGCCTACCCACTATGACAAACAAAGATATATTTAAAGATGCATTTCCACAAGATAAACAAATTGGAGGATCTCACTACAAAGAATTTCACATTCAGCCTTATGAATTTATTTCTAAGAATGACCTTTCCTTTTTTCAGGGAAACGTTATAAAGTATGTGTGTCGTTATAAAAATAAAAATGGCATACAAGATTTAGAAAAGATAATTCATTATTGTGAATTAGAAATAAAAACAATGAAAGATCTTAAAAAGAAATGATTGTTGCACAGACAGAATGGATCATACCAAAAGAATTTCCTGATCTAAGAGAAGCAGAAGAAATTGCAATTGACTTAGAAACACGTGACCCTAATTTAAAATCAACTGGTTCAGGTGCAATATCAGGACAGGGTGAAGTTGTAGGTATCGCTGTTGCTGTTAATGGATATAAAAATTATTTTCCAATAGCACATGAAGAAGGCCCAAACTTAGATCGTGA